AAACCTGCACCTGTGCCATCTGATGCAATAATAATTCCTCTCAATCTTATAGGTTGAGCAATTATTGCAGTAGCTCCAGCAGCAGCATCTGATCTAGTAGCTTGTATATCACTTTTATAGCTCATTTATGCTCCTTATTTTGTGGCTCCCGAAGGAGCCACGATTAATTATAATTATGCTATTGTTGCAATCGGAGTTGATAAAGTCTCAGCTTTATAAGTTGAGTTAGTACCATCATCCGAGATACAAGTTAATTTAACTCTTGCGTTTACAGCAGTTGTTGCTGGTAAAGTTAAAGTATCTCCTGCAACATCACTTGCTGGGTTAGCAGCTGCTCCACCCATAAGTGAAAGCGCACCAAAGAAATTTGATACACCTGCACCAGGTAAAACAAAAGTAACAGTTTTGCCAGCACCTACAGCAGTTGTCACAAAAAACTCATAAGTGTTTCCAACGTTTGCTGTGCTTAAAGCTGGCATATTAACAACGATATCATCTGTTCCATCTACTTCAAAAATAGTTCCTGATTGAGCAGTAGTTAAAGTTGTAGTAACAGCAGCACCTGTGTTTAAAGTTGTGTTGTCTACTGTTGTTCTAAAGTTAGGTCTAGCGTCATATGTAGCTTCGACTGTGATAGCACCTGTTGTGCTATTTTTTGTTATTTGTTCAAAACCATTTTCCGATCGGACTGGTCCTGAAAAAGTTGTATTAGCCATAATATTCTCCTCTGTATAGCATTTGTTATGTAGTCTCTATACCGTCTGCCTAGTCAGTCTACATAATAAATTAATTTTCTAGGTCTTTTGATTATATATAAAAAAAGGGGCAGAGTAAACTCCGCCCCTTTTATAATGATTATGTAATTAAAAATTACGCTGCGCCTGGTGAACCGAAGATTCCTCTAGGGTCAGAGAAGCCGAAGCTGTATCTTTCTCTAGCTTTGAATCTCATGTTGCCAGTGTCAAAATCACCTTCCATTGCAGTTCTTAATGGTGCTCTAACGAAATGTTTAAGACCATTAGGTGCATCGGTCATGATGAAAAACGCATCAGTGTCAGTTAAGAAATGGTTGATTCTATAACCTTCTGGAATCATACCCATGTTCATCATTGCATTGATGTCGTTATCAGCAGTACCTACTCTTAAAGGTGACTTTAAGATTCTCTCAGCAGTGAATTGTAATTCTTTTGGAATTATCAATTTTCTACCTTGAGTAGCGATTTTTAATCCTCTTTCATCAACGAACGCCGCAATGTCAATTAACGACTGTTCTAATGATGTTTCAGATAAATCAGCAGGTGTTGCTAACTCGTTTGCAAAAGTACCACCACTTACAAGTGGGTGTGCATTTGATAATAGAGGTTGTCCGTCACCACCATTAGCAGTGTCGAAACCATTGTTCAAGACAGCAGCAGCTTTCACTTGTTTAGTGTTAGCCATTGATCTTGCCAATGCTCTAGTGTAACGAGCAGCTAATCTGTCGTACAAGTTATCTTCTACCGCTTCTTCAGTAACCGCGAATGCTAAAGCAATAGTCTCATGCGTATATCTTGCAGTGAAACTTTCTTTTGCATCGTCGAATACCACTGCTGCACCTTCAGTTTTTGTTGGTGCACCACCGAAGCCTGATAACATTACTTCCTCTTCGAAAGCTCTGTCAGAAGACTCTGTAGTAAAGATTTCTGCGTGTTCGTTTTCGTATCTATCATACTCCAGGCCGAATAAGGCATTCAAACCTGGTTCTAGTTCTTTAACTAGTTGTGCTCTACTTATAGCCATAGTTTTATCTCCTTATTAGACTGTTAGACCTTCAACTCCACCTTTGTATTGGTGAGCGTTGATTCTAACGAGTACGTTTACGTTTGATACAGTTTGGTCACTGTTGTCAGGATCTTGAGAAATATCAATAGCCTGTAATACAAAAGTAGACGAAGAGTCTCCAGTTGATACATCTAATACTTCTTTAGATTGTCCTGATTGAGTGCTTCCAGCTGTTGCAACAATCGAATAGTTTGCGAATAAGTGATCAGTCGCAAAAGACTCATCAGCTTTAATTTCGAAAACAACATTCGGATCGTCAATTACATTAGCCACGATATCATTCGCGCTAATGGTACCTGGATAATAGTTTTTCCAAGTAGGCTTTTGAGTTGTCGGGTCTGTATAGAAGACTCCGTTGAAAACTCCAACAACAGGGAAATCAGTTGCACCAGCTCTTTGGATAGTTCCATCAGTTGCTGCTTTAACTAAATCGCCTTGGAATATTGCAGTACCGTAGTTCTTCAATATTCTGTATCTGTTTTGTGAGTTATTAAACGGTGTTCCCCCTAACATTCTAGACGGTCTCAAGCCAAAGTTACCACTTTGATTAGCCATAATAGTTACTCCTTAGTTTGTTAGTTGTTAGTTTAATAACCCCTTGGTAGTCACTAAAAAATTATTTTTTAGTTCCACTTCCGAAGGTTACTCGAGTTTGTCTATCAATATTGATAGGCATCTCTGGTCGTTGCTCCTTCATTAGATCATGATCTACCGCGTCCATCTGACCTTTGGTCTTGGATCTAAAGTATTCTTTACGCGATTCCACAATCTCTTCTGGTATCCTAGCCAACAATAGGCCACCAACCCCAACTACGCCTTCGTGTATGCCACTAGCCATGACAGGATAATCATTAGGACCGATTTGTTGTGTTAACTCTTCAGCTCTAACTAACTCCCATCCTTCTCTAAGTTTTTTAGACATGTTTCCAGTGTCTTCAAAACCCATTGTAGTAGCTCTCAGCCATCGGTGTACATAACCTTTTGGTGGCGGAGGCGCATCTAGACTTGACGGTGGAGACCAGACCTTTTTTCGAACATCTTTTGCTCGTTGATCTGACTCGCGCGAAACTCTATTTTTTATATCACTCATATTTAGCTCCTTTATTTAACATATTTCGCGTATTCTTCAGGTGGCACCCCTAATCTTTTAGCGATTACCAACTGTGACTTGGTGAGTTTCACAGTTCTGCGTCCATTTTGGTTTCTAACAGCAGAAGCAACAGTCTGGACGGGTTTCTTTTGCTCCTGTTTCTCCTCAACTACAGTGCCTGCAGTTTTGGATTTAGCAAACTTCTGTGGAAAATATTCCGACAGTCGTTTATCTAATTCATTATAATATGCATCTGTGTCTCCTGCAATACCCTCACTTTTGATCTGCTTGTCGATTTCAAGTGCTGCAGTAGTCATGATATTATCATTCATAAACCATTCATTTCTCTCAGCCCAAGCTTGTGCTTTAGGAGAAGCTTGAATTTCAGGAATTTGAGGTTCCTCTGGTTCATTTTTGATTCTCTCAGCTTCTTGTTCACGCATATATTTAGTATTAGCCAGTCTTTCTTTTTCAATACTTAACTGAACAATTCTTTCATTTGCTTTAGCAATAGCTCCTGAGTCTCCCGACTCAATTGCTTGTTGTAATGCTCTTGATGCATCAACAGAATCTGAATTAATTCTTTTTTCAAATTCAGAAAGATAATTATCTTCAAGCTTTGGAAATCTTTTCTGAAGCTCGTCCATTTTCTTTTGGATCCCTTTAGCATATTGTAAAGCAGCCTTTTCTCTTCTTTGAGCTTCTCTCCAATTTCTAGTTAAATCATTTATTCTGCCTTTTACATTTTCAGAATATTGATTTAAATCTTGAGGATCATTTTTATCTTCTGATTCTTGTTTAGATTGTTCATCAGACTCATCTGCTTGAACAACTTCTACTTTATCATCTTTGTGTTGATTGACAGCTGTACCATCAGGTTCAACTTCATATCTTGGAATAACAGGTTCTTTAGATTCAACCTTTTTTTCTTCCACTTGAATCTCTCTATCTTCTACTCCTGAAGTATCGAGTTCAACTTCGCTGGTATCTAAACCATAATTATCTTTAACCATCTCTTAGCTCCTTAGTATGTGTGCAGTATATCTTCTGGATTACTGATTTTAGCGATGACTTCATCATCGTTTAAAATACGCACTTCACCGCCATCAATTTTGAAACGGCTTCCTGCATATCGACCGAAGATAATCCAATCACCTTCTTTACACCATGGTTCTCCTCCAAACTTATCTTTGTCTGAATAACATAGTGAACCCATTTTAAGAACCAATGCACAAACAGTTGTCATTTGAATTCTTTCATGAGTTATGTCTGAATACACTAAACCACCCTTAGTTTGTTTAGGGCCTGAGTATGGAAGAACTAACATTCTCCATCCAGTTGGTTGAGGTAATTTTTCTACGGCTTTTTTATCAATGGAATCGGAATGTAAGTAAAGTTTTTCTACTTCTTCCTTAGTTTTATAAGCATTGAGAAGACTTCCATTACTCGTCTCCTGCGCCTTCGGCGTTATTATCGTCATTTAGCTCCTGTTTTTTGAACAAGTCCGTTAGGTCTTGCTGCAGATCCTCTATGGATCTGATCTGTCCTATTATATATTGATATTCGTTCCAATTGTCAACACCAATTACAACCTTCTCTTTAAGTCGTTCTAGTTTTGGTTTTAACAACTTTTCTTTAATGTATTTTATTGTTTGAAAATCCACAAATGTATTATTTTTTACCGTTTGTTTTAATTAAATCGGTAGCTTTAATTCCATAGATCGCTGCAACGACCGATACCCATAATGAAACTATCCACCAAGGCATTTCTTGAAGCTTTTGAAAATATAAATCTAGTTTAGCTTGGATCTCTTCATCTTCAGCAAATACGGAATAAAATAAAATAGCCAGAGGGGAGGTCAATACTAAAAGTACAAATTCGTCCTTCCAGTCGCCTTTTTGATTTTGAGCAATCTGTCCGCTGTACTCAATTTCTCCGCGCTTCATCTTCTCAGCATGGACGATTTGTGCTTCAGACATAATAATCTCAGATTTTTTCTTATTCTTATAAATCTCTGCACCAGTTTTTAATGCTGTACCAATAATCGACCACGGAAACATTAATAGATCCTCGTTTTTTTAACTCGACCTTTTAATACTTTACCAGATCCTCTAACTAATCCACCATCTCTATATTGAAAATTAAATTTATATGGAGTAACAGGATTTCTTCCACCTGGAGTTACTGATTGTGTTTTTGTTGTGTCTACACAAGGAGGCATAGATCCATCTGGACATGTTACAATTCTAGGTGTGCTATTTCCTTCCTCTGGAGTTTTTGGTATACCAAAACCTGAAATACCTGCTTCCTTTAAATAATCTTCATCCAAAGATCCAATTTTTGTATCTAATTTTCTTCCGTACTGACGATAGAAATCTCTGTTAGCAGGCATAATTTTTTTAGAGGATGTAAAATATTCTCCTTTAGCTCTTTTTGCTCTTCTTGCATTTTCTATTGCTTTTAAACTAGTTATAGCAAGCCCTGCTGGAGTTACTGGCATACCTAATCCAGTATCAAGTGCATCAGTAAATCCACTGAAAAAATTAGATTGTGCTATTTTAGGAGATGTTGTTGATCCTACAGTGCTTGTTTTAGTCGAAGGACTAATAGTTTCCCTCGCTGTTTTTCTTTGAGTCGCTAAATCTTGTCTTGCTTGTGCTGATACTGGTTTTGAATCTTTGAATTGTGCTGAAGGATCTCTACCACCTCCTCTTGTAGCACCTGTAGAAGAAGTTCCAGGCGACATTGCTTGTCCAGCTCTTGTATCTGCTTGTGCCCCTGTAAAAGCTTTTAAAACTTTTATACCACTTTTTAAAGTTACACCTTGTGATGCAGGGCCTTTTTTAGGTGGAGGGCCAAATCTTTTTCCTAATCCGCCATTTTTCATTTTTTCAACACCTTTAATGTTGCCTTTATTGACTGAAGCATAAAAAACTTGTTCTCCACGCTTAGATCCATACTGATCTTTCATAGATTTAATAATTTTTTTACCTTTTTTGTTCAGTGGCACGATTTTTCTCCTTTTCTATTTTATCTTCTTGTAATTCTATCCTCTTTCTACCAAGTTCTTCGTTTAAATTCAACTTGTCTTCAGCTAAAGTTTGTTGTGCACTGAATTTATTAGTCTCAAATTCCATTTTTTGAGCTTCTTCTTGTGCTTTTCGGTTAATATCCATCGCTCTTAGGTCTAATTCTCTCTGTTTAAGAACTAAAAGGGGATCTTGGTTTTG